GCATAACATTATATTTGCGATGCCAACAAAATCGAGTATTCGAACTTTGCAAAGTATTGGACGAAGTTTACGACAAAGTGATGGCAAAGAAATAGCCACATTATACGACATAGCAGATGACCTCAGATATAAAAAACATATGAATTATACATTAAAACATTTCGTGGAAAGAACAAAGATATATAATAATGAGAAGTTCCCATTCAAAATCTATAAGATAGGCCTTAAAAATGGATAATATAAAAATTATTAAATTACAGAATGGTGAAGATATTGTTGGTACAGTAACAGCCAATGGCGTTCAATATTATGACATTGAAGAACCCATGTCATTTGAAATTGATTACCGTGGAAATCATTCTGGTTTGGTTATGCGTCATTGGTTGCCTGTACAACTATTAAAGAAAAATCAAATACAATTAAAAATACAAGACGTTCTTTGTATTTTAGAACCTGATGAAGAATTCTCTGAGTATTATCTCCATACCGTGGAAAAGATTAAACGTTTGTTGAAAGCAAAAGCTTCAGTTAACGAAATGAGTGATGAAGAAATACAAGAGATTGTGGATGAATTAAATACTTTAAACCAAGGTAATGATACAATACATTAATACTTTCAACCAAGGACATACTCGACTATACACATCTGTCAAGCATATGTCAATAACATTATGTGGTAAACATGGCGACTAAACAAAAACATTATATAAACAATGCTGACTTTTTACAGGCGTTAATTGATTATAAAGCTAAGACCATGGAGGCTAAGAAGAATAAAACTGCACCTCCGGCTATTCCAAACTATATTGGCGAGTGCTTTATGAAGATTGCCGAAGGACTATCACACAAACCTAATTTTATAAACTATACCTATCGTGATGAAATGATGTCTGATGGTATTGAAAACTGTTTGATGTACTTTGACAACTTTGATCCTAGTAAGTCCAAGAATCCATTTGCTTACTTTACACAAATCATCTACTATGCCTTTTTACGAAGAATACAAAAAGAAAAGAAACAGTTGTACGTTAAATATAAAGCCACGGAACAAATGGGCATATTAGATGAAATGGAACTAATGGAGTTTGATGATGGCACCTCAAGGCAGTTTGAACTGTATGATAACATTGCCGAGTTCATTGAGAACTATGAGGAAGCCAGAGAAAAGAAAAAAGAGGTAAAGAAACCTAAGGGTATTGAAAAGTTTTTAGGAGAATGATATAATGTATAAAGTTAGTTATACCTTGAGTGGTGGAAGCTTAAGAGATAAATTGTTTGAAACACTACATGAAGCAACTGTGTTTGCCAACCAACAACCAATTGGATCCGTATTAGAAATTAGATATCATAATGATGCCAACAAAAAACCAAACCGCAACTAAAGTTGCCATTATTACAGACCAACATTTTGGTGCTCGTAATGATTCAACACACTTCTTAGATTATTATGAAAAGTTCTATAAAGATACATTTTTTCCTACTATTGACGATGCTGGTATTAATACTGTTCTCATCCTTGGAGACACTTTTGACCGCCGTAAATATGTAAACTTTTATTCCTTAAAGCGAACCAAAGAAATGTTCTTTGATGAATTAGCCAAGAGAAATATCAAAGTACATATGTTGGCGGGTAATCACGATACCTATTTTAAAAATACCAATAATGTTAATTCGGTAGACCTACTACTAAAAGAATATACTAATATTAACGTAATTGATAAACCAACCACAATTTGGTTGAATGATGAAAAATATCCTATTTGTATGATGCCGTGGATTTGTTCAGATAATTATGATGATAGTATGTTTGTGTTGTCCGATACTGATGCAGATATTTGTATGGGACATTTTGAAATTGCCGGTTTTGCCATGAATCGTGGTATACCAAACTTTGAAGGATTAGACCGTGATATATTTAAACGCTTTGATATGGTCTTTAGTGGCCATTTTCACCATCGTAGTAATTCAGATAATATTAGATACTTGGGAAACCCATACGAACTCACCTGGCAAGACTATAATGATCCTAGGGGTTTTCACTTATTTGATTTATGTACTCGCAATCTGGAATTTATCGAAAATCCTAATGTAATGTTCCATCGTATTGTATATGATGATAAAGAACAAAGCATTACAGAAATTACCAGTAAAGATTTAAGCAAATATGCCGGAACATATGTTAAGGTAGTGGTAGTCAACAAAACGAATCCTTATCTGTTTGACAAGTTTATGAGTAATCTATACAATGTTAATCCTGTTGATATTACCATTGCTGAAGATATAATTGACTTGACAGAAGGCTTAGATGATGATATAGTTAATCAAGCAGAAGATACCATTTCAATCATTAACAAGTTTGTGGATGGCATTAAAGAAGAACATATTAATAATGATAAACTCAAATCAGTTTTAAAAGAACTATATGTTGAGGCATTAAACTTAGAACAGGCATGATTATATTTCAAAAAGTTAGATGGAAAAACTTTCTATCTACCGGCACCTATTTTACCGAAATTGATTTACAAAGGTCACCAAACACACTAATCATTGGTAACAATGGTGCAGGTAAGTCCACTATTCTGGATGCATTGTGTTTTGGTTTGTTTGGTAAACCATTTCGTAAAATCAATAAACCACAATTACTTAATTCTATCAATCAACAAGATTGTATAGTTGAGATTGAATTTTCTATTGGCAAAAAACAATACAAAGTGATTCGTGGTATTAAACCAAACACATTTGAAGTATATTGTAATGGCATTATGGTGGACCAAGATGCCAAGGCAAAAGATTACCAAGAACACTTAGAAAAATTTATTCTCAAAATAAATTATAAATCGTTTACTCAAGTGGTTATTCTTGGCTCGGCCTCGTTTGTTCCATTTATGCAATTAACTCCAGCGGACCGTAGAGCAATCATTGAGGATCTATTAGATATTCAAATCTTCTCCTCTATGAATGGTGTTGTCAAAGAGAAGATGGCCATTATAAAAGACACTTCATCCAAAAACAAATATGAAATGGATTTGACATCTGAGAAGATTAACTTTCAGAAACAAAGCATTGAAGAACACAAGAATCGTTCTGATGAGGAGATTGCCAAGAAACGCAAAGAGATTGCCGATTCTGTAGACCAAATCTTTACATTAGAAAAAAATGTGGAACTTATACAGAAACATATTGATGTATTGCAGAGTAAGATTGCCGATCAAATGTCGGTTCAAAGAAAAAGTTCCAAACTATTACAGTTGGAATCTAAACTAGAATCACGCATTAAGAAGATTGATAAAGAGGTCACATTTTATGAAGAGCATGCTGATTGCCCAACCTGTAAACAAGGAATTGACCAAGAGTTTAGAACTGAACAAGTATCCACTCTCAATGAAACCAAAGAAGAAGTTACTACAGCCTTATCAGATATCAATGTTCAGATTGATGCAACGAGCAAACGAATCGAACAAATTCAGAATGGCCTTAAACACATTACGGAACATAACAACGAGGTCGTTAAACACAATTCAACAATATCAGCAATTAATAAGTTCGTCACAAAATTACAAAGAGAAGTGGAAGAACTGACCAGTCACAAAGATAATCTTGAAGAAGAAAATGCCAAGTTGAAAGAACTCAAAGAAGAACTTGGTGTGTTGGTTAAGAAGCAAGAAGAACTTTCCACAGAGAAACAATACTATGAGTTTGCTGGAAACTTATTAAAAGATACTGGTATCAAAACAAAGATTATTCGTCAGTATTTACCTATTATGAATAAATTAATTAATAAGTATTTGACTGCCATGGATTTCTTTGTGAATTTTAATATCAATGAATCATTTGAAGAAACAATTAAATCTAGGCACCGTGATGAATTTGGTTATGCTAATTTCTCAGAAGGTGAAAAGATGCGCATTGATTTGGCATTATTATTTACATGGCGACAGATTGCCAAACTAAAGAATAGTACCAATACCAATTTATTGATTCTTGATGAGGTATTTGATTCTAGTTTAGATGGCGTTGGCACCGAGGAGTTTTTAAAACTAATACAAGAAATGGGTTCTGATACCAATATTTTTGTTATCTCCCATAAAGGTGACCAATTATTTGATAAATTCCGGAGCATCATCCGGTTCGAAAAGAAAAACAATTTTAGTCAGGTGGCAAAATGAGTGAAGTTTTTACATATAATACAGAAGAAGCATTAAACCAAAAACCAACACAACCTCAGGCACAGGTGTTGCCTTTAGTTGCCGAAGATAATCCAATATTAAAACAAGTTGTACCAGAATTTAATTTTGATAATCCACCCGTTAATCCAAATTCACTTGCATCTTCTTTAGTGGATACTTGTAAGTATTATAAAGGATATGGTTTATCTGCCAATCAATGTGGGCTATCATATCGTGTTTTTGTGATGGGCGCCAATGAGGAGTATGTGGCATTCTTTAATCCTAAAATAATTTCAACTAGTGGTGAATGTCATATGATAGAAGGTTGTTTATCGTTTCCACTTTTGGGACTTAGAATTACCAGACCACAAGAGATTGAGGTAGAATACCAAGATTTTAACGGAGTAACCAGAACGGCAAAATACAATGGCATATCTGCTCGTTGCTTTCAACATGAGCTTGACCACATGAATGGAATAGTGTATACTGAAAAAGTAAAACCAATGGCACTACAATCTGGTATGAGTAAACGTAACAAAATGATAAAGAAATTGAGAATCCGTTAATGGCGACACCAATTGAATATGTAGAAAAACAATGGAAAGAATGGTCTGAAAAAAACCCATCTTCCACATTTAAACACATTGATAAAGAACAATTAGTAAAAGTTCTTACCGAAGATTTAACCTATGCATCACAAATGGATGTTCGTGAATATACTTTATATCAAAAGTGGTGTGAAGTGAAAGAAAGATATCCTGTTCAAGAAGTATCTACATTGTTTGGCCAAGAAAGTCAAATGGTAAATCCTGAACAAGAAAAACTTATCAATCAAGTTAAAAATAATTTCTGGATGCCTACTGAACCGGATGATTATGAAAAATTAAAACCCGTTATGAAATTACATAACGGTGAATTGGCAGAAACATGGAATGCCATTCGTACCTTTTCTTCTACGATGAAGAACAACTCCAATATTGGTCGTAATCTATTCTATACAATTGAAGATGAGATTACCAATAAATACTTGGGTGTCATTTGTATCTCCTCAGACTTCCTGGACTTGACTCCGAGAGATAAGGCGATTGGATGGGATAGAGATGTTAAGACACAACAAGGAATGATTAATCATACCGCAATTGGTTCTACTATCGTTCCTTTACAACCACTCGGTTTCAATTACATGGGTGGTAAATTACTTGCTTTACTTTGTTTGGCTGATACAGTTCAAAAAGATTGGAGAGAAAGATATGGAGATGTCCTTGTTGGAGTTACAACTACTAGTCTTTATGGGAATACTAAGTCTGGTGGTCTATCTCAGTATGATGGATTAGAACATTGGAATAAAATGGGTTTCTCAAGTGGTTCTGTGGCATTTGAACCTTCAAGAGCAACCAAAAAAATGATTTTTGATTGGTTAAGAGAAGAACACACAAGAAAATATTTTGAATGGTGGGAAGCCAAGAATACACAAGGTCTTCCACTTAAACGTGACCATAAAAATCGTTCATTACATTTTGCATATCCAAAACTTGGTATACCAAAAGAATTAACAAGAACGGAACACCAACGTGGTATTTATTTTAGTCCTCTCTATAATAATACCAATGATTATCTTTGCAAAAAAATTACAGAAGATAAACTGGTAAAGTCATTTGATACCAGCGTGGAAGCATTGTCCAATATATGGAAAACAAAATATGCCAAAGGTAGAATTCGGCAATTACAAAAGAAAAACAATGTTTCATATGAAACACTTTTCTATGACGATTTGATTTATTTGTCATGGGAAGAAACCAAAGCAAAATATTTACCACAAGTTGGTCGATAAACGCTTGACAACACATCTATATAATGATATGATGTGAGAACTTGCTTAATGCAAGGATTTATTATTAACTTTACTATGGAGTATTACAATGAGCAAATTATCTGCTAAAGAAAAGATGTTGAATGCCTTACAACAATCTTCTGGTTACAACACTTTCACTGTCAAACAAGCCCAACGCCGTTTTGGCATCACCAATGTTACCGCACGTATTGACGAGCTTCGTCAAGAAGGTAACGTAATCTATACGAATGCCAAAGTTGTTGACGGAAAGAAAGTTTCTTTCTATCGCATGGGTAAACCAACAAAAGCTCTGGTTCGTGCGGCATACAAAGGTGGTTTTAGTTTTACTGCCTAATTAAGGCCTAGTAGGGAGATCCTCAAAAAGGACTCCCTTTTTTTATATTATCGGAGCGCAAATGGAAATATCAATTAAAAAAGAAGATTTACAAAAGAAAAGTTTATTCGTTGCGACACCAATGTATGGTGGTATGAACCACGGCCTATACATGAAAGCCTGCCTTGACCTTCAAGGTCTTTGTATGCAGTATGGTGTTAA